TTTTTCAAGCTCTGGTTCCAACGCATCTTGACAAACTTTATCAAGGAAATCGATTGTATTGTTTGGTTGTACCTTTTCGACAAGATCATTTAAGCATACATACAATGAGTCTGTATCGATTGCAACGATATAATCTTTCCATTCTTTATTTTGTAGCACTCGATTGAGATAGGCGTTGAGCGAATACTCGGCCCATCGAATTGTAAGTTGTCCTGTAAGGGTGATGGCTTCAGCGATTCGCTGGTCAAAAAAACGAAAGTAGCGATTGCCCATAGCGCCATACAAGCTATTAAGGAGAATTTTAATCGACATTTGTCTGTTCTCTGCAATTGCAATATCTCTTTCGATTCGATACATTTCTTGCTTATCATTTTTATCTACTTTTTCTAATTCTTTTTGAGCCTTGATCATTTGTTGTTTAATTTCCACACGTTCTTTATACATTTCATCAATAATAAATGGAACAATGCCTGGTCGATCAGTGTTAAAGTATTGTCCATTTGCTGCAAGAGCTTTGCCACGATTATCAGGACGAGAAGCTTGAGTAAGAACATTTTCAATATCAAACTGAGTAATCTCTCCATTGGCAATCGTTTCTGGCGACATGTTGTATTGCATAATGATTGATGGATAGAGTGAGTTAAGATCGAACGATACAATGTTATCATGTATTCCTACATGTGGATCTTTTACAAACCCACCAGGATAAGCTGACTTTGTTTTATCTTCGATAAATGGAACAACAATATTGTTTGCAAACAGTTTACGATATATGATCGTATCCCATATCAATGTGGTACCAAACGTGTCATTATAGTTTACGCCACCTTTATATGCCATTGTCATGCAAAGTGTAATCAATCCAAGCTTATCTTCTATACGATCTACAAGCTCAACATCTTTGATATTATAGTCAATAAACTTTTGATGATTGTGTTTGTATAAAGTATGAAGATTAGAATATTCTTCGTATGAAAGTTTGTTTTCGCCAAGTACAACATGAGCGATGTGATCAAGTTTATACGACTCTTGTGGCCCATATGAATAACCAAACTTTTTAAATAAGTCAAGATAATCAAGTTGAGATATACCTTTAAGCTCATAAGCAGTTTGAGTCCTACCCATTTTAGTTACTTCTTGTCTATCAACCATACCCCAAGGACTCAGTCTTTTAACATAAGCTTCGCCAAGCATACGATTAATACGATTAACAAGATAAGGAATATCAAAGAACCTTGTATTCCAACCAGTGACGACGTCTGGACTATGTTGCTGTGAAGACCAATGAGTAATAAAATTAATAAGCAAATCATCTTCACGATCAAACTTACGATATACTACGAGATTTTCTTTCATATACGATTGTTCTACATCATAGTCGCCAAGACCCCAAACGTAATATGTTTCTCCAATATTACTTTTCATTGCGATTGATATAACTTTATGATCAGCCTTTTCTGGCTCAGGGAATCCATCATCGGATGCAACCTCAATATCGATTGTTGCAACATTGATTGTGCTTCGATTGAATTCTATATTGCCAGGATAATAGTCATTGATAAAGGCAGGAATGTACTTTGTGTTTCCATATATGGTTTTACCAGAGACTCCTTTGTTTGCTGTTACATATTCATTGGCTGCTCTCATAGATTCGAATCTCTTACCAGCATTTGCTACGCCGACAGGAGTTCCGTCAAGAGCTTTCCAATTTGTTTTTAGATTTGTAGATGTAAAAAGGATTGGTTCGTATTTGATTTTCTTTTCGATTCTTCGACCGTGATCATATCCTCGTAAAAGAATTTGATTACCATATCGAGAAACGTTTGTATAGAATTGCAACATGTATATATTATACCATAGTTTAGTCGTTTTGTAAACGTTTTTTTCACTTTATTTTCAAAAGGTGGGGGCTAATTTCTTAGCCCCGCATGAGTTCAAGTGGCTCAACTACAAAGAGAACATGATTGTGATTGGTGCTAAACTAATAGCAGTTAATCCAGTTATCAAAGTAGTTAAGGCCTCATTAACGTCATCATATTTTCCAATCATATGGATTATAGATTTCATTATGTTTCTCCAGTAGAAGTTTAAGTTTTTCTACTGAGATTCGCCGTCATCAGCCTTTGAGAAAGGCTTTTTTCTTTGACCCAGTAGACCCTAATTCGATCTTCCTAGGACGCTTTTCTTCTGGGAGTTCAACTCTAGCATACACTACGAGTATTCCATCCTCAAGATCTGCACCATCTATTACGACAAATTCTGAGAGGCGGAAGCTCTTCTCAAATTTGCGAGATGAAATGCCTTTATAAGCATATTCACGGTCACTTGGTTCTACTTCACCTTTGATTTTAAGAATTCCGTCTTTGAGTTCGATATCAATATCGTCCTTCTTAAATCCAGCAACAGCAAGTTCGATTAAGAATTTTTCTTCATCGATCTTTACGACGTTGTGTGGTGGGTAGTTATCATTTCCAGATCTAGCACTTTGATGAATCCTTTCCAGGTCTTCAAATAATGTGTCAAATCCAACGAATAGCGAACGTGGTACGTTCAAAGTATTTCTTACCATTTTATTTCCTCCTATAATAGCAAGGTTAGTTTAGGACCCGATTATTCGGCATCCACTTTTATTTATAATAGCTTAATTGCTACTTTTAAATAATTTGTGTAAATATACCAATAAGTAAACCAGCTGTAAACATTACTAGATATCCTAATAGAGTTAATTGATCGTCTATCATTTTGTTTTTTGGTATAAGTTTTAAGTTTTTTAATTCTTTTATTGTTTGCTTTCCTGTCATTCAGTCTTTTGTGTGTTCCCAATATTGTACTTTGGACAGAGCTCCCATTGAGATTTTTCCTTAAAGGGAATCACCTTAATTTGTCTTAATGGAGCAATCTCTTTTGCTAGGTCAGGATTAACTATTGATATGAGTCCCCAATCAGCTAGCAATGTTGATATTGTATTTCTACGATGTATATCATTTTCTAATAAATTAGATGGCTTTCCATCTAATAAAAAGAGCTCTTTAAAATGGACGATGAAGTATCTGCCTTGCTTATGTAGTATATGACAAGACTGATATAGCTTTTGGTCCTTTCGTGATGCGACTCCAATACGAGTTAATGTTTCTCGTATCTTCAAAAAGTCGTCTGGTTCGTTAAGTGTAACTTCAAGCATGCTGCTTGGAGTCCAATCTGTGATCTGTATGTTATCGTTTTCCACCTTTGTAAATCCTCAATTTCAATTGTTCAATTTGTTCATGACTCATTAATGATAATGCAGATTTAGCCTTTTCATTACTATATCCATAATATTCTTTTATGAGTTCGAGATTATCGACTTCATTAGCCTTAATCCATTTGGACCATCTCTTCTTCTTCCTTATTATATTTATAAAAAAATCAAACTGAAGACGATTGTCTAGGTGATGAAAACGATTCATTTCGTTAGCATATAAAATAGTATCTTGAAAATAAGAAAGACCACGATTAATAATAAAGGCATTGTATTCTTTTTCAGCAATATCATCTACCATAATATCTTTCTTAGATTCATTGATTGCTTTTAAATACTCAAACGGATTCATTTTCTTTTATATAAATTTTTGCTTGATCTTCATTTTCAAAGATGCGTTCATATTTTACTTCGTTATCTTCGAAGCGAACAACTCTCCATCTTGTAACTTCAAGATCATACATGACTGGCCACATTTGATATCTTACACTGATATCTTCTTCTGGACCAAAGGTTCCATTATGTAGATTGTGAATATATTTTTTCATTTAAATTTTACTCCTGCCATAACTTCAGTTAGACATGCAACCATATTTAATTCATGGTCTGCAACAAAACTGTTTTTGTATTGATAGTCTGCTAGGATTAATACTAATTGAGGTATACTTCCAGGCTCAACATATTCATTCGTGTTATCATATACTTTACGAAACATTGAAGCTGGTTCTACGTCGATATTATCAGCTACCCATTGTCTCATGAGTTTAAAGTTTTTAAGTTTAAGATGCTCCATCAAATCTGCTATTGCGACATCTGATGTGTTAACTAATATGCCACTATCAATCTTACCAAAGTTTGAATATCTTTGTAACTCATTGAGAGTTCTACGAAAGTCTGGAAAGTATTTAATAATCAGTTCAGCAAGAACAGCTGGATCTGAATTGATACTTTCAACTGCAAGTATTTGTTGTACTCTTTGCATAAACATACCAGCCAAAGCATCTCGTTCTTTCTTTGGCATAGCAAATTCAATCACACTACATCGAGAATGTAATGGTTCTATAATACGATTCTTAAAATTGCATGTTAATATAAACCTACAATTGGATGAAAATTCTTCAATGAATCCACGTAATGCTGGTTGAGTTGATTGTGGGTTAAGGTAATCCGCTTCGTCAAGGATGACCACTTTGTAGCCACCAGATAAGGAAACTGACGAAGCGAATTGTTTGATTTTATTTCTTAGTGTATCAATACCTGATTCTTCTGATCCATTGATAACAATATAATCTAAATCAAGTTCATTGCAAAGTGCACGAGCAACTGTGGTTTTACCTGTACCCGCTGTTCCAGTGAGCATCATATTTTGAAGCTCTCCACCTGCAACTATGTTTGAGAATGTTTTTCTTAAATCATTTGAGAGTATACACTCTTCGATTTTCTTTGGTCGATATTTTTCAACCCATAGGAATTCATCCATTGATTACCTCCCATGATTCAACTGTATCTAATCTGAATGATCTCCAAGCTGATTTATCAAGTGACCATACTGGAAATGCTTCCATCTCTGTTGGTGAATAATTAATAGTTGATGTTACTCCATTTTCTTTTAAAGCTTCTGGTTGTAGAGTACAAGGCATAACTCTTATTTCGCCTGTATCTATTTTTTTGAATGTAACTGTGACTTGCCCATTTTGTAAAGCCTTGAGCAATTTGGCTTTTTCATTGTTGTTCATAATATATCCTATAATAATATGAGGGGGCTTTCACCCCTCTGCTTTTACTCTTCTGAAGCTGGTTCTTCAACAACAGGAACTTCTCCTTCAGGAACATTTTCAGCTCCTTTAGATGCAGCGTTTAAGAAAGTAACAATTCTGTTTCTCAATCCT